TCTTCGTTTAATATCCAAGAGTTAAAAGGTTTTTTAGGAATGAAAGCATCTCTATCTTCATCATAAGTATAACCTATTCCTGCATGATTTTTTCTTAAAGGTGTTCCATTATTATTATGAACTCCACCATGAGTATTATATGATGTTTGTTTCCATACAGGGTAGCCAGTAAGTTTAGTTAGAAAATCTATTCCATTAACTTCTTGTTCTACTCCGTTAGAATCTAATAGTTCATTATTATGAACTGAAAGAACTTCTATTACTTTATTATTTAATCCTATTTTTGCGAATGATGCCATTATGCTGTATAACTCCCTGATCCATTAAATACTAAAATTTTATTACTTCCTGATTCTGTAACTGTTGGAGAACCTGTTGTTGTATTTGAATAATTTGCTATTGGCAAACTTAATATAACAACTCCTTTTCCTCCTGCACCACCAGTACCTCCAGGTATTGTTTGATATGAACCTCCTCCACCACCACTTCCAGTATTTACTGTTCCAGCAGTTCCATTTCCATTTGTTCCTCCTGCACCAGCAGCTCCTCCACCACCAGTTCCTCCAGTTCCAGCAGTTCCACCTGAATAAGTTGAACCTCCTCCTCCTCCTGCTCTTGTTACTGAAGAACCTGTTATTGAAGATGCTGTACCATTTCCACCTGCACCACCTGCTGTTGTAGTACCATTTGAACCTGTTGCACCAGCTCCTCCACCTCCACCTCCTCCATAATTTGGTGCACCTGATGCACCAGTACCACCATTATTTCCTTGACTTGGAGATGTACTTGGAGTGTTTCCTGTTCCACCTGCACCACTACTATAACCACCACCTCCACCAGAACCTCCATTAGAACCAGCAGTTGATGCTACACCCCCAGCTCCACCGCCTGCAGAAGTTATTGTTGTTAATCCTGAACCTGAAATAGAAGAAGTTGAACCTGAAGTACCTGCATTAGGATCCTGTCCACCAGCACCACCATCGCCTACTGTTACTGTAATTACTGTTCCTGGTGTTACTGATTGAGTTGATGTTCTATAACCACCAGCACCTCCTCCTCCAACATAAGTACCACCACCACCTCCAGCTATTACTAAAAAATCTATTGAATAAGGTATTGGTGATAAAGCATCAGTTCCTTCATTAATTCCTGATGTTGCAAGCCATCCTTGTGTTGCATCTACATATACTAATAATACACCTTCTCTTTCACCAGATAATTGTAAATTATCTGTTCCACCTTCAAATTTACTTCCATTTGGATTAATTGTTAAAGCATTAGTATCAAAAGTTCCTGCGTAATCTATTAAACCTATAATATTCCCAGCGCTCGGAGTTGCAGGTAAAGTTACTGTAAATGCTGCTGAAGTTGTATTACAAAAATAACCAACTCCATTAACTGCTGTAAAACCTGTTGTCTTTGCTGTTGTATCCCAATTCACGGCCCCCGTCGCGCCAAAACCTGTCGCCGTTCCGTTGTTAACCATACTCGCGCCTGCGGGAATAGTAAAGGTATCTCCACTATCTCCTAGCGTTACGCCGGTGCCGGATCGTGGGCTTATCTTATTTACTTTAATTTCGCTCATATTATTCTACTATATCCCAATTTTGATTAATTTCATTCCAATTATATCTTTTTCCATCATTTGGTTTAGCAACTGGTGCATTCCAAAGACAAGTTTGTTCGTTTAATATCCAACTATTGTAAGGTTTTTTAGGAATAAAAGCATCTCTATCTTCATCATAAGTATAACCTACTCCAGCGTGGTTTTTTCTTAAAGGTGTCCCTCCTAATTTATGAACTCCACCATGAGTATTGTAAGAAGTCTGTTTCCAAATAGCCCAACCAGTTAATTTTGTTAAGAAATCTATTCCAATAGATTCTTGTTCTATACCATTAGCATCATGAAGAACTTCATTAACTACAGATTGAACTTCAATCACTTTATTATTTAATCCTATTTTTGCAAAGCTAGCCATTATGCTGTGTAACTCCCTGATCCGTTAAATTGTAAAATTGTATTTGAACCTGATGTTGTAACTGTAGGTGAACCTGCTGTAGTTCCTGAATAATTAGCTGTTGGTATACTTAATATAACAACTCCTTTTCCACCAGCACCACCATTAACAATGCTTGGAGTTCTCTCTGAACCTCCTCCTCCTCCACCTGTATTTGCTGTTCCAGCAGCACCTTGACCACCAGAACCTGCACCACCACCACCACTACCTCCTGCACCAGGTGTTCCACCTGAATATGTTGATCCACCTCCACCACCTGCTCTTGTTACTGATGAACCTGTTATTGAAGAAGCTGTACCTGCTCCTCCTGCTCCTCCTGCTGAACCTGATCCTGCTCCGCCAACTGCACCAGCACCACCTCCACCTCCTGATCCATAATTTGGAGCAGTATTAGAAGAATTTCCACCATTATTTCCTTGACTTGGAGAAGTGCTAGGAGTGTTACCAGATCCACCAACACCTGGATAAGAACCACCTCCACCAGAAGCACCAGAAGCACCATTATTAGTAACATTTGGCTGTGTACCTCCACCTCCACCTCCAGCAGAAGTTATTGTAGTTAATCCTGAACCTGAAATTGAAGAACTTGAACCACTACTACCAATACCACCATTAGCAACACCACCAGCTCCACCATCTCCCACTGTTACTGTAATTAATATTCCTACACCAACATTTTGAGTTGAAGTTCTATATCCACCAGCACCACCTCCACCACCATGATAAGTACCACCTCCACCTGCACCTCCACCCACTACTAAAAAATCTATTGAATATGGTGGTAGCACTTCATTAGTTACAGCATCATCAGTTGTTGGAATCCAACCCTGTGTTGCACCAGAATAAACTAATGTAACTGATTGACCTTCTGTGCTGTAAATTGGGTTTACACTTGTGCTTCCTTGAAAATTTAATCCATTTTGATTTATTGTAACTGCATTTGTTGCCCAAGTTCTGGCATAATCTACAAATACAAGTGTATCACCAACTGAAGCTGACGCCGGTAATGTAATAGTACAAGCATTTGAAGTTGTGTTAATCCAATAACCTCTGTTAGCTACAGCTGTTAAAGTAGAAGCTGTTACTATAGAAGATTGCCAAGAAATACCAAACCCCGTCGCCGTTCCGCTATTAACTAATGTCGCACCTGCAGGAATACTGATTGTGTCTCCCGAAGCGCCGATTGTAATTGTATTAGCATTTTCGCTGATAATATTATTACCATCGATATCCTGGACCGTGTCTACTTTAATAATACTAGTCATTAATTAAATCCCAAGTTAAATTTGTTTCATTCCAATTATATCTTTTTCCGTCTGTTGGCATAGGTGTAGGTGCTTCCCAACGACAAGTATTTTCATTTAATTTCCAAGATTGATAAGGTTTAGGTGCTATAAAAGCATCTCTGTCTTCATCATATATATATCCAATAGCAGCATGATTTTTTCTAAAAGGTGTTTTACCAGAAGAATGAACTCCAGCATTAGTATTATAAGAAGTCTGTTTCCAAACTGGATAGCCAGTTAATTTTGTTAAGAAATCAATACCAATAGCTTCTTGTTCAATACCATTTGAGTCATGTAAAACTTCATTAACTACTGATTGAACTTCTATTACTTTTCCGTTTAATCCTATTTTTGCAAAACTAGCCATTATGCTGTATAACTCCCACTTCCATTAAATACTAATATTTTATTTCCACCTGATATAGATTCTGTTGGTGAACCTGTTGTAGTTCCTGAAAAATTAGTAGAAGTCATACTTAATATAACAACTCCTTTTCCTCCAGCACCACTATTGTAATTAGTTTCACAACCTCCACCACCACTTCCTGTGTTAGCAGTTCCCGCAGTTCCTGGATTAGTACCAGTTGCGGCTGATCCGCCACCTCCTGATCCACCAGCTCCAACAGTAGTATCTGTTCCTCCACCACCTCCACCTGCTCTTGTAACTGAAGAACCAGTTATTGAAGAAGCTGTACCATTTCCACCATCGCCGCCTTTTGAACTTGTACCATTTCCACCTACTGCACCAGCACCTCCTCCTCCACCAGCACCGTAAGCTGGAGCAGAAGCAGTTCCATTTCCACCATTATTTCCTTGACTTGGAGATGTGCTTGGAGTGTTTCCAGTTCCACCAATATTAGCAGTTTCTCCAGCTCCTCCACCAGAACCACCATTTCGACCATTTGTTATACTACCTGCACCTCCACCACCACCACCAGCAGAAGTTATTGTAGTTAATCCCGAACCTGAAATTGAAGAACTTGAACCATCATTACCTGTAGTAGTACTAACTGAAGCACCCCCATCTCCTACTGTTACTGTAATTACTGTTCCTGCTGAAACTGTTTGAGTTGAAGTTCTATATCCTCCTGCTCCACCACCTCCTCCATTACTATAACCAGCACCACTTGCACCACCAGCTATTACTAAAAAATCTATTGAATAAGGTTCTGGTTTAAAATCACTTTGTAATCCTGAATCAGTTACAATCCAACCTTCGATTGAATCTACATATACAAAAGTTACTGCTATTCCACTGGTAACTAAAACTTTATTAAGTGTTGATCCAGCTATTTTATTTCCATTTGGATTTACTGTTATATTGTTAGTTGCAAATGTCGCTGCATAATCTGATATAGCAACAACATTTCCCGCTGCTGGAGATGCTGGAAGAGTTACTGTAAAAGCTGCTGAAGTTGTATTACAAAAATATCCAAGTCCATTTACAGCTGTAAATCCTGTTGTTTTAATATTTGCTACATCCCAAGATACGGCTCCTGTTGGGCCAAATCCTGTAGCGGTACCTTGATTTGAAATTATTGCTCCTGAAGGAATAGTGATAGTATCACCCGATGCACCAAGTGTTAAACTTGTGCCTGATTGTGGTTCAACTGCATCTACTTCTAATTTGCTCATTAAACAATTACCAACGTTCCTGTTACTGTTATTGTATTAGTAAATGTTACTGGACCTGCAAGAACTGCAGATTCAATTACAATATTTTCATTCTCCATAGTTTGAGAATGAGTATAGATCTCCTGTGCTCCAGGTTTATTACCGATATAGATTGTATTATATAAACTATCCATATTTTACCTATTAAGGGGCTGTACTTATTGCATCAACAATACTTGTAATTAAATCAATAGATGAATTACTACTTGCAGTAGCTCTAAGTAAATCTCCCGAATTTAAAACGAATTTAGCGCCACCTTGGACTAGTTCAACAGAACTGTATGGTGGAATACTTAAAGTATAACAAATATATCTAATATCTGATGTAGCATTTGGTACAATCCAAACATTAAGTGTAACTGTAGTAGTTAAAATATTTGTAGCTCTAATTCCAATAACAGCATCCGTAGAATTAGCTGTAGTTATAGTTGTAGTTCCAGTTCCTACTTGATTTTTAAATGATATAAAATTTTGTGCCATATGTTATCCTATTTATTATAATGCGATTGACATTGCAACAGCAAATCCATCACTTGCTGCGCCTACTGGTGATCCTGTTGAGTCTAAATACACTGCTTTACTTGCTGGTAATGTACAAAATACATCTTTTGTTCCACTAGTAAAAGTTACAATGTTATCAGAGTTAGAACTTGTTAAAATTGTTGTTCTAGTTAGAACAGTTCCACCCGCATTAAGTGTCCCTAATCCAACTTCCCATTCAGTAGTACCTGGATTAAAAATAGCATAGTAGGTTGTATTATTTCCGCCAATACCATTAGCAAAAGTATCAAAACCAGTTTGTGCTCCGGCCAAAGTAAATGTACTTGCACCAGTTGAGGTACTAGTTTCTTTTACTCTGTCGTTTATTACTAACGCCATTTATTTTTAATCTCCTAATTAAGAAGTAATACTAATAATTGCATCAGAACCAGAAGGTGAACCGCCTGTTGGGCTTGGGAATGTAACTGTAAAAGTTCCATTAGTGCACGTTTTGCTTCCGCCAAAATCTAGTACGACTACCAGTTTATTTGAACTACTTGAATTATATATTGCTCCAAATGCTGCAGTGAAAGTTGCAGGTGTTGGTGATCCCCATACAGAATCAGCAAAGTCAACTGTTGCAACGTTGTTCACGTTTGAAACTGCCTGACTGGCAAGTAAATTTCCACCAGCAGTATATTGACTACCACCTGCAGAACTTACTTCACTAGTAGAAGTATAAACTGTGCTTGCTGTTGTATATGGATTAGCAGTATATAAAGACAAATAGAAATTATTACCACCTGATTGAAATTGATGTGCTCCAGATAGTAATTGTACTGGGAATGAATAAGGTACTATGTTTGCCATTTATTTTTCTCCTTGTTATTTATAACTTGACGGTGATTTAGAAATTAATTGAGCACGAACTACACCATCTTTGTATTCGTCTCTGCGTCTTTCGCCGATTTGCTCGACTGCGTACGATTCAAGAGCTTTATCATATTCTTGAGAGTAGTATTGTAACATATCTACAGGACCTTTCAAGTATCCATATGCATTAACTAAAGTAGCATATAGAAGTAGATCTTGGTATTTATTTGATAAATAAGTGCCATTAGTGCTATATGGACTGATAGTAATGCTTTCTGGTTCTTTATTATAGGCTAAAGTAATAGAATAAGTCTTATCAGGCGTAGGTGCTACAACCCAAAAATTCTCATCCCAATTAGCATAATATTTAGGAATATCCACATTAGCTGTTCCTGGAGTAGAATAAAATTCAGCTATAAAACTAGTATCTCTTTGTTCTAAGTAATATTGATTACCATTAGAATCAGTTAATTGAACATATCTAATAACTCTTAAATCATCTGGTATAGTTACATATCTATTTCCAATTACTAAACTAGAAGTAGCATAAAAAGCACTTTGATCTGTATCAATAGATCTATAAATTTTGTTTTCAGCATTAACAATAAATCCATTTAGAATTGAATCTGTAAATACATTACTATTTACTTCTGTATAATTTCTAATATCTGTTTGTAAATTTGCTAAAGTATATGACATATTAAACTGCTCCTAGTGTTACTGGACCTGCAGAGCAACTTGCTCCACCTCCATTTATATTTCCTGTAATAGCATTATTAGTACTTGTAAAAAAGAAATAATTTTCAGGAGTAGTTAAACCACCACCTGTAGTTTCTATACTACCATTAGATCTAATTTTTCCAACAGTAATTATAAATCCATTTGCATTATCAATATCACTTACACCGTCAAAAGCTGGGATAGGTGCAAATTGTTTTAAGTTAGGTGCAAAAGCTCCACCTGTTCCAGCATTTATAACTTGTGCTGGTCCTCTTAATCTTACTCTACTTCCAGTAGTTCTTTGATGATCTTGAGAATAAACATTTATATAAGTTACTCCATTATAAATTACAGTTTCAAATGGATTAGAAGTTAATAAAATTAATTGTGGTGTGTCAGCTCCTTGTACTCTTGGATTACGTAAAGCTTGTGGATCATTACCAACTGGTTTTGGATCTAACTGTGGTTGCTTTTCCTCATACTCAGAGTAATGAACTAAAAATCCATTCCATTCTCTTACCATTTCTCTATAAAGAAATCTCATTCCAGATCTATCTGAAATTGCGTAAGCTTGTTTTCCTTTTGCAAAAGTACCCATTAAGATAATACTCCATCTCCGTAGAATGTATTAGGTGAAATGAAAGTAGATACACCTTGATTATCAGCATCAAGAGCTCTTAACATTTCACTTTCATATATACGTTCTAATTCTTGAGTTCTTGCTGGAGCAAATTTCATACTTAAATAATAAGCAAGTCCAGACATCATACATGGGTAAAATCTATTTACTACATCTGATGTATTTGTATATGCACCTACATCTTGAATTCTAGCAACATAGTAAAAACAAAATTGAAAGCTAGATGGTGTTGAAGTACTAGAAACACTTGCACTTGCTGTAGCATATAAATAAATATTAGGATTCTTTTTTCTATCAACATAATATTGAGAAGGTGTTCCTTGTGCTAATTTATTTGGAGTTGCATTATAAGCTGATCTATCAATTTTAGTTAAAGCAATATCTTGTGGATTAGATGTATCTGAATTGTTTCTATAAAAAGCTTCTAAAACTTCTGAAATATCATTTGGAAAATTAATAGTATCACTTGCATAATTATATTCAGCTTGACCTTGTATTAAAGGAATTTTTGCAAGTTTTACTTTCCATAAATGAATTCCTCTATTACCCCATTCTTGAAACATAATGTTTAAAGAACGTCTTGCACTTCTTAATTGATACCCTGTTCGCGTTCCGCCAAGACCTGTTCTTTCATAGGCTTCTTCTATAATATCATCTATTGATGGATCAAATTCAGTAGTTCCAGAAGTTGGGGAAATAGTTTGTGCTTGATTACCCATGCCTGCTGTTGAGGCATTGTAGTAAAATAATACCGGAGCGCCGATACTTGCCACGGGAGCGACTACGATTTGAGTATATGCTCCTGAAGTACCTGGAGTGCCTACAGTTGTTACACCATTTGTATAAGCAACACCACCTGATGTATTAGTACCATCTTTAGTAGATGAAAATGCAAATGTAAAACCAGCATTAGATGCGGCTGATTGATCAAATATGTAAGTATCTCCTTCATATAAATAAAGAACAGGACTTACAGTACCATTAATAAAAAATTTATTAGTACCCGCACCAAATGCGTTTTGACCCGTTGCGACGGTTACTGTGTAAGTTGTAGTCGCCATGCGATATTAATTTGCTGTTAAACCTGGTGCAGAATATCTATCTGTCAATAATGTATAAGCAGCGATGTTAGTTTTTGTTTTACAGTAAATTCCTTTTGGAAAAACAATTCCATCTTCTGGAAAAGAAATATTAACAACATCTCCTGTTGGAACGTCACCTATAAATAAAGTTGTTCCTGAATTAGAAGTTGTAGTTAATTCTAAAAGCCCTGCTCCAACACCATCAGATGCAATAATAATTCCTCTTAAACGAATAGGCTGTGCTACGATTGCTGTTGCTCCAGCTGCTGCCGCTGATCTAGTTGCTTGTATATCACTTTTATAACTCATTTTATCTCCTTATTAAAGAGCTCCCGAAGGAGCTCTTTTAATTATTAATTATTTACGCTGCAAAAGCGAAAACACCTGTAGAACTTGCACTACCTGCGCTTACTGGATTTGGTTGCATTCTATAAGATACTGTCCATGTACCATCTTGTGCACATGAAAAATAAATATAAGAACCCTGACTAAATAAATTAGTTGTAGCGTTTGCTGGTGTATACTCAAGACGAGTTTCACCTG